TTTATAGATCTGAGTTCAGTTAGACCCTCAGATATTGATAATGATTCAGATACATGTTTGATTAACATTCTTAATCTGTCTCTAAATGATTGGATTGATATGGATTCATTTATGTTCCTTATAAGTACTCTTAATTTTATAGTTGATTCATTTACAGATAAATTATTATTAATTATTCTTCCTATTGTTAATAATCTTGTAATTGTTTCAGATGATTGGATTGATTCAGATATGTGTTTGATGAGTTGACGTGTGTTTAATCTAAATGTTTGGATTGATACATTATCAGATACAGTTCTGATTAATGATCTAAGATTTACATTTACATATGATATTGATATGGTGTTATTTACAACTCGTAACATACTGCTTAAATGTATCAATGATTCATTGACAAATACATTATCAGTAACAAGTCTTGTCAATACTCTCAATCTCAATATTACATCAGAATATTGTATGGATTCATTGATAATTCTAATTATTGTTCTAAGGTTTTCCCTAAAGGTTTGGATTGATACAGATTCGTTGATTAGTCTCAACATTGAATTTCTTGATACATAACCAAATCTAACTTGAACTGATTCGTTAAATGACATTGTCATTGATTTACGGAATGATTCAGAGGACTGAATTGATTCGTTTAGTATTCTTTTTATAATCCTGAGTCTATCCCTAAAGGTTTGAACTGAGATGGATTCATTGATTAGTTTAACTTTGATCATCAATCTTAAAGCCTCACTACCACTCTGGAATATATTCTGGAATATATCAGATTGGAATAATCTATTGATTGTAACTTGTATTGATTCATTAAATATTCTACTGACTGAACGGTAGAATGTTTCAGATGATTGAATTGATTCATTTAATAATTTTATCATAACTCTTGCTCTTAATCTAAATGATTGAATTGAGATTGATTCGTTAATCATTCTGGTAAGAATTCTTAATCTTGTTATTCCTTCGGATGATTGTATGGTCTCATTAATTAATCTGGTTATTCCTCTAAGTCTTATGATACCTTCAGATGACTGAATTGACTCAGATAATAATTTAGTAATTGATTTTAACCTTACTAATGAATCTGATACACTTACACTGTCAGATATATGTTTAATTATCTGTCTTGTGTTTAACCTAAACGTTTGAATTGATACACTATCAGATACAGTTCTGGTTAATGATCTAAGTTTAAGTATTCCTTCTGAGGTGTTAATTGTGTTATTAATTACTCTACCAAGGGTTCTAAGTTTAATTGTATTATCAGTTGAATTTACTGTATCAGATATATGTTTGATTAATTGTCTTATGTTTAGTCTAAACGTTTGGATTGATATTGAATTGTTTATTATTCTAGTGAGACCTCTGAGTTTAACTAATCCCTCAGCGGTTTGGATTGATTCATTAAATAATCTAGTTAACACTCTGAGTCTTATAATTCCTTCTGATGACTGGATAGATTCATTTACCATTCTAGTTAATGTTCTGAGTCTGTATCTGAAGGTCTGTACTGAGATGGATTCGTTTATTAATTTAACCTTACTCATTAATCTTAAAGCCTCACTACCACTCTGGAATATATTCTGGAATATATCAGATTGGAATAATCTATTGACTGTAACTTGTATTGATTCATTAAATATTCTACTGACTGAACGGTAGAATGTTTCAGATGATTGAATTGATTCATTTAATAATTTTATTATATATCGTGTTCTCAATCTAAATGTTTGCACTGTAACTGACTCGTTTATCAATCTAGTAAGACCTCTTAATCTTATTATTCCTTCTGTTGATTGGACTGTGTTATTGATTATCCTTCCAAGTGATCTTAGTTTAATATCATTCTCTACTAACTGATATGACTCATTTATAAGTTTGGTCATTGATTTTAACTTTGTAAATGCAGATGACACTGACAATGTGTCAGATATATGTTTAATTATTTGTTTAGTCTTAACTCTGAATGATTGAATTGACACGTTATCAGATACAGTTCTTACAAGGGTTCTGAGTGGATTTAATATCTCAGATGATTGTATAGTTTCTGATATTGATCTGTTTAATACTCTTAATTTGTTAGTTGTTTCAGATGACTGTATTGTATCAGCAACCTTCTTTACTATCTGTCTTGTCTTTATTCTGAATGATTGCACTGATAATGTGTCAGATATATGTTTGGTTAATCCACTAGCCTTATTCTTTACCTCAGATACTGATAATGTATTTGATATGGTTCTCTTCAGTCCTCTTAGTATGGATTTTGATTCTGATGGCTGTATACCCTCTGCTAGATTCCTTATTATAATCTGATACTTTGTAATGTTTTCATCTGATTGTATGGACTCATCAGCCAACCTCATCAACCCTCTAGTGGAGTTTCGGTTGTCCGATATACTTGAACTCTCTAATACTAGTTTAATTAATTCTCTAAGGTTTGATCTGAATTGTTGTATTGATATAGATTCATTAGTTATTCTGATTAAACTTCTTATGTTGGTTATATTGACAGTTATATTTAATGACTCATTGATTGTTTTTATTATAATATCTGTTACATCGAATACTTTGGAGTATATGTGACCTGCTGAGAATATATCTGATTGTAATACATCATTTTGGAACACTTTCTTTTTGTATTTACCTTGAAATACATTGGATTGGAATGTGTAACCTCCCCATTCCCCTTGATATATGTTAGATTGGAATATGTTTGTCTGAAAAACTTGACTCATTACAGTCAAGATTATTTATTATCCTGCCTTATACCATATATGTTTCGAAGTTATATAATATTGTTTAGTATACATGTTTAATTCTAGTTCTTATATGATATAAATATTATCGTTTGTCGATATTTGTTACATTATTAAAAACATTTATATAATATTTTACTCTTCTCTCCAAAACGGTTCTAATCTATACTATTCATCTACATTTTTAGGTAATCCACATAGATAATAAAATTGCTTCATTGTGGCTTTGTATTTCCTTTAGCCATAAATTCTTCACTACCTATATCATTCAAACCAATCCTCTTTAATGCATCTTTATAGGAATATTTGAACTCTAATACCATTTGATCTAAAAAAGCATACATTTCATTAATAGTAACATATTCTTGTTTATTTATCCTCATCTGAATTGATGTTAAATATCCTTTTATCAATGTTTCTGCTAATTGTGGATGTATACCTAACTGTTCCCAATATTCTACAACGGCATTTGATGTACGACCAGTAGAACTTAAATCCTGAATACCAAGTCTAAATGAACTCCTTATCATATGATCTATCTCTTGTTTTTCAAAATCCTTTTCTGTCCAATTATCAGGTATATTATTACTCTTTTTGATGGAATCATACATATCTTGGAACATACCAATCTCCCTTAATGTAAGATTCATTAATACTGTGTTTGACTCTATGTAAGAATTATATTCACTAACAAGTAATTTAGAATGAGCATCAGTTTTATTAATTAATTTTAATATTGACAATTTCTTTTTTTCTAATGACCAATATGTTGATTGTAATGCTTGATATTTTTGATCAATTTGTGATAAACATTGCTTCATTCTAGATAATGGTGAGTCACTAATCATCTGCATTGTTTGTAATGAATAACTTGTTTGTGATGTTCCATGACCTATTAGGGATACACCTTCCTTATATTCTGGTAATCTTGATATAATTTTTTTTATCTGGGTTTCATTTAATGTAGATAAATTTTTATTTTTATTAAAAATTTCAATATAATCCATATTATGTAATAATTATTCCAATATATAAACTAACTGTTGTCTACACCAGTAGATTGTGATTTAGCTGCACTCAAACTACCAAAATTAGATGAATTTCCTAATGTTGCTATTGTAGATTTTGCAATATCTGACTGCCATGCATAAGTTCCACGTCTTCTTCCTCCAGCAAAAAATCCTAAAGTTCCATTTCCAGCAGTAGCAAAAGAAGCTTTATCAACTGTCATATCACCAAAGTCAGTGGCATTGCCCAATGTTGCAATAGTTATATAACAAATAGTGTTAGAATCCCAACTACCTAAAAATATTCCTCTTGTGCGATTATCTGTGCCTTTCTTTCCATTTTCATTCGTTGTCAAATTACCAAAATCCTGAGAATAACTTGCAGTTGCTATTGTGATATAAACCATTTTATTACGAGTTGAACTAGAACCTCCACCTGCAAATATTCCTCTTGTATGTGATGCTACTGTAGCTGGTTGATAGAATTTTGTCCACTGATAATTTCCAGACCTCATATCACCAAAAAGTGTACTATTGCTTGCAGTTGCTATTGTGACATAATAATTTACATAATACTGAGTTCCTGTAGAACCTGTTCCTCCAAACACTGCTCTTGAACCATCACTTAAACCTCCTGCACCTGAGGTGGTAATACTGTAAGTACCAAAATTAGATGAATTTCCTGTAGTTGCTATTGTTATATACTCCATCGATGAGCCTGAAGGAGGGTATCCCAATGCAAATATTCCTCTTGTAGTTGAATGAGCAGCTGCGTGTTCGTATCTAGCAGCAAGTAAAGTACCAAAAGTTGCACTAGATCCTGATGATGATGTAGAGAAATATTCCATATTATTTGTATTTACAAATCCTGTATATCTTCCTCCTCCAAGAACTGCTCTACTTCCACTTGGTGTTGTTACACCAGATGTTGTATTTACTGACACCCATGGACTTGAACCTAAACTATTATTGGCTTTAACTCTTAAATAATATAATGTATTTGCTGATAAACCTGTTGCATCTGGATTTGTAGAAGATGTGGTTGTAACAGGAGTCCAATTTGAATTGTTAGTACTTTTTTCAACTGTGTATCCTGTTACACTCGGATTTGCCTCAACAGCACTCCATGATAAATTAATTATTGATCCACTTGCTGGTTGTGCTGTCATATTTGACGGTGTATCAGGTTCACTTTCAGCTTCTGCATATCTAAATGGATGTGTAATAAATGGTGAATTATATTCCCTACTTTTCTTCAGGAAAAAGTCTTTATCCATTATTTATTCCTAAGTACGATATCCTATTATGTATATTTTTAATCCTGTTGCAGTTGCATCTGCTCCACCGATGGAAATTGAGATAACATCATTTTCTGATCCAGTTGTATTTGTTGGAGATGCATCATCTGCTGTAGTACCTGATATTGTAACGGTTGCTAATGCACTTGCACCTCTAAGAATGGTTGCAACCACGTTGGATGCACCTGTTGTATTTAATGAACCTTTAACTTTAGTAACTTCAAAACCATATGGTAAAACGAATTTGGCTGTTTCAGTACCTGCTAATGCAGTAATTTCATCTGAACAAGCGATAATTAGGGCTTCTGTTTTTGCTGATGTTGTAAGTCCTGCTAGTGGTAGACCAGTACAACTTGTTAATATTCCTGCTGAAGGTGTTCCAATGTTAGGTGTTGTTAATGTTAATCCTGCTATGGTTGTAACAGTTGCACCAGAAGCAATAGATGTACTTCCAATAGTTGGTGCAGAATATGTAGTTACTGCACCCCATGAATTATCTCCTCTAAGGTATGTTGAAGAACTTGCTGTTCCTGTTGCAGATAACATAGGAATATCTACTGCACCTGTTGCGATAGTCAATGATGTTGAACCTGTAACATCTCCAGTGTGAGTTGCGTTTGTAACCTTTGATGTGTTTGCTGTAATGGCACTTGCTTGTCCACTTGTAATTCCAGTCTTAGCTGTATTGGCTGTAATTTCAGATGCTTGTCCACTTGTAATTCCAGTCTTAGCTGTGTTGGCAGTAATTGCACTAGCCTGTCCTGATGTGATTCCTGTTTTAGCAGTGTTTAATGTTACTGCTGAGTTATTGGCAACTTCTGTATCAAAGTCTGAAATGGTTGATGCTGCTTGAGTTCCAGTGTGATTTGCTCTTGCTACAGGATCGGTTGCTAATTTAGATAATGCAATGTTTGCTGTTACTGATACTTCGTTGTTTGTAATAGGTGTGGTTAAATTGTTATTTGTTAAAATCCAGTGTGCAAATGTTGTAGGTGAATCTTGTTTAGCAATTAGTGAATCCCCTGCCTGTAATGCCTCACTGAAGAATGTACCTGCTACTGATACAACATAGTGATCTCCTTTTGATATACCTGAAGGGGCTGTATCTAAATCTGGGGAGTTTGTACTTGCATTATAATCTCCTTGTAATGAAATATCTGATGCTGAAACTGAGTCTACATAAGCCTTTACACTTTGTTGTGTTGGAACTTTTGTATCAAGATTAGAAGATAATGTATCTTCATCAATTACAAATCCCATACCTGCTGTGGTTGTATCTGATAACATGGCTGCTCCTGCTGCATTTACATTTGTAGCATCTGTTACATCTGCTGCTGCTTCTATTGCATTTAATTTAGAATGATCAGCATCAGTGAATGTGTTTGAGTCAGTACCTGCTTCTACGGCAGCTACAATCTCTGCATTGGATTGATCAGCTGTGGCACTTGCTTCAATAGCATTTAATTTAGAATGATCAGCATCAGTGAATACGTTTGAGTCAGTGGCTGCTTCAACTGCGGTTCTGATTTCTGCATCAGTTTGGTCAGCAGTGGCTGATGTCTCTATATTTGATAGTTTTGTAAATTGTGAATCTGTAAATGCATTAGTCTCAGCCTCATATGCAGATTTAATTTCAGCACCAGTCTGGTCAGCAGTTGCACTTGCTTCAATCCCTGCTAGTTTAGTTGAATCTGCTGAAGGGTAAGTAACTTTTGCTGTATTTGCTGTTATTGCACTTGCTTGTCCACTTGTAATTCCTGTTTTAGATGTGTTTAATGCAACTGCTGTTGCTGAACCAATATCTGCTTCTGCTAAAGTATTATTAACCCATGCTGAACCATTCCATTTTAAAATCTCTCCTGCACTGTTTGAAGTAATGGTTACATCCCCGATGTCGCTTACCGCATTAACCACTCCTCCACCGTAACCGTACCAGTAATTACCTTTCCTGATAAGTATTGTTGGGGTTGTGGAAGAAAGTGTTTCATCTACAGAACTCACAGTTGCTATGTGACCGTCTGCTGATGGGCTTGAAGTATGTGTTAGTGTAATCGTATCACCTGTATCTGCGAAGAGATATACAAGATCGAATTCATTTGTGTTTGTAATTGATAGTTTATCTAAAGTGTCAGTAGTGCCAGTTTCTGCTGCTACTACTGTAACTGAATCTGTTATTGTTGCTACACCAGTTGCTATTGTAATTGTTGATGTTGTTGGAGTATTACCAATCATTCCTGCTTGATCTGGTGCTTCATTCCATTCATTAGAACCGACTGGGGATGAACCATCATCTGGATATGTTGCAGTATCTACTTGTGTAGCGTGTTTATAAATTGCTTTTCGTACCATTATTTACCACTAATTACCTTCCCATTACCTTTAGTTAATTTAAAACTTAATTTTTCCTCAAATCTGACTTTGTCATCAAGTCCACCTTTTCCGTCAGGAAATTTCATGTTAAGTTTCTCTAATAAATTAAATATCTTACTCATTGATAATTTAGACATGCTTAACATAATGGTTAATGGTATATTAATATTCCGTTAAGATTAGGGGTAAAAAGCAAAAAAAAAGAAAAAATGATGTATTACTATACGCCATTCATTGTGTGATTAACATACAATGTTAATGTATCTGTACTGGTTTTATGGAAGCTAGTTGGGCTACTAAAGTTCCAATGAGTTAGGATTTTCACACCGTCTGCTAGAGTTGCTGCTTTGTCAACAATACAACCACCTGTGATTGCGTTGCCTGCACTTGTATCAATTTGTGAGGTAGTCCATGAGAATTTGTATGTGACTACATCAACACCTGATCCAGTGTTATCTGCATCTCCGTCATTAGTCTTTGGGTATGCTGTAGTACAGTCTTTTTGTGCTCCAGAAGTGACTATAGGATTGTTTACTTCACCATAATCATCTGCTTTTGCTGTAGTGTCTGAGCTTGCTGGGTTGTTTAAAACACAGGTTGCTCCTGCTCCTGCTGCTATTGCTCCAAAGTTTTCATTGGTTGATGGGCTTTCTCCACATGCTCTTTTTGCATAGTAGATGTCTCCATCGTTAGTTACTATATTAGCTCCATAAAACCATTGTTTTGTTCCATCTGTGCTTGTTTTTACAACACAAATGTTGTTTTTTGGATCGATTGAAGTTGGGACTTCATATTGTGATCCTTCTACTAATGTAACCATGATATCACTTAAAAGTTTATATATTTAAAGATTATTATACTATGGATTAAGGTTAGTATCTGTGATTATATTGTTTATGGTATCTGCTGATACTTTCTCTAAATCAAATCCATCAAGTAAGAAATCACCTGTCTCTATTATTGTTCTTGATTCAGGATAAGTCCAAGTTATAGATTTTATGGTTGAACTTTTATCTAATGATTTGATTGAATTTATCACTTTTACTTGAAAATTTTCTCTAATAAAATCCAACAAGAATGGACACTGTATTGTATATCTAGTGTTAATACTGTTAAACTCTCCTATAAAATTATCTTTGAATATTGTAACTGCTGCTGCATCAGTTAATTGTGGTGTTAAAATTCTCCTTGAATATAATCCTATTTTATTAATTGATACTGTGTTATCTGCATGAACTATACCAAAACTTCCACCTGCACGGCTTGACACATACAAGTCATTTACCGTACTTGTATCGTCAAATCCGTCTTGACTAATTTGATATTTACCATGTTTGAACGTTAACGTGTTAGTCATATCAATGTCTTTAACTTCTATTATACATTTACCTCTTGGTGATATATAGAATGATGTAGGATTTGCATTTCCAGTACCTATCATCATTAATTGATTTATTATTTCAAGAAAATTACCTTCAGCAGTATATGTATTTATATTTGCACTTGTTCCAGTTGTGTCAATAACACTTAGTTTGAATGTCTGTGTTCCAGATAATTTTGTATTCAGTTTTGCTATTATTGCTCTTACTACCTCCTGTGAGGATACATTTGTAAATGCTGTTAATATTCTAGCACCTGACCCTGAATACCATTCACCAGTTGTTGTTCCTGTTGTTAATAATGTCTCACTAACTAAGGTATCTGTAATTACTTTTCCAAACCCTTTTACAAATACCTTCTTTTCATCCAAATTAGATTCTATCTTCCATATAGTACCAGCTAACTTCATGATTAATGGTATTGGTCTGGATGAGAATATTTGTGATGCACTTTGATGATCTAAATTACCTCCACAATATATTCTAAGTTGATGTAATTCACCTCCAAATTTATTTGCTGTGCCAATAACAGAATTTACTGACCAAGAAGAGGCATCAGATCCAATGGTTGCTTGTGATGGAACATTAAAAGATCCTGCACTATGAGGGTATGATGGATTATATGGATAGTTACCATCTACTGAACTAAATGGTGTATTTTCTGTTCCGTCCACCATATATAAATTAAAATCATTCCCTACACGTTGTATTCTTATTAATGCTGTTGAGTTATATGTTATATTTTTTACTCCATACGTACTTACATTTTTAGAACTTCCTCCTGAATTATTCTTGAAATCAAAACTTGGATAGAAATTACTTCCAGATTTATTAAGTTTTAATGTTATTCCTACATCATTAATATCAGTTTTAGAATATATTACACCAGCAGTTCCTGATGATGGAGTAGTTACCCAAGCATATATTTCAAAATCACCAGAAAAATCATGAACAGGTGTAGTTCCGTCCTCTTGTAGTTTATTTTCAAGTATTGCACCTTTACCACTAGATAATACTGTTCCTTCATACATTCCTCTAAACTTATGATTGGGTATTGTATTTAATGAATAATCTAATCCTTCATAATTTGTATAACCTGATATAGTTGAATGTGTTTGATCCACTGGATCTACATTATATCCACTTTCATCTAACACAGTTCCCTGAAACAAATATGCCCCACGGAGATGTTTGGTGTTTGCAACATCTTGAATATATTTAATCTCATCACCTATATTTATATCTAATTTTGATGTGAATGTAAATACTCCAGAATCCACTGCTCTTAAACCATCTCGTGATATTTCTGCATGGTTAACATCTATCTCAGATACTTTACCAGTAACTGCATCTGTTTTTAATAATTTAACATTAGATTTCAACTGTTACACCTACTGTGCCTTCACGATAATACTGTCAGATTTAACTCCTGATCCTCCAGTATTACGTGCAGTAACATAACAGGTATATCTTGTTCCAGAATCCACTACATATCCAGCATCCACTCCTGCTCCTACAGTAGGTATTATTGTTGTAAAATTTACTCTAACCCCTGCCGATGTTGACCCTGATATAACCCTAGTATATTTACCAGTTGCTGAATCAAATACTCCTTCTGCTACAACCCGTGATTCTGTATAATCAAGTGTTTCATATTGTTTATCATTAGTATCATTATTTTGCCACTCTAACATAAATGATGTTACGGCTGTACCACCTACCCTTGTTGGATCTTTCCATACAAATTGTAATTCTCCAGAGGCAGAAGATGTTATTTCCAGACTGTCAACTTCATCAGGTGTATCTGCATCATAAATTGATATTACATCACCTACTATAAAATCAATGTTTACTGTCCAAACTACAGGTGAACTTGAGTCTACTGATGTATCTATGGATGTTATAGATCCAGTTCCCTCAAATAATGCTTTATTATCTGCTGTTGAAGTGGTATCATATACTCTGAAATAAAATGAATCTGTAATTGATCTGGATTCAAATTTTTCAGTAAATAATGCAACCAATGCAACATTGTTAGTTTCTGAATTATCTTCATATATTATAGTTCCATCTGTGTTTTCATCAACATTAATATTTGTTCCTCTATATTTTAATTTAGATTCTACAAATGGGGTTGTATTCTGAGCCAATGTTATTAAATTAGAATCAAATTTACATGAAAATCTAATCTGTTTTGTATTACCTTCCATTTTTACCAATAGATTAGAATCTGCTGTATCTTCTGGTAATGGCATTGGTGATATTGGTGAAGATAAATTTATGTTTAATGACTCAAATGCTGTAGTTTCAAATCTTTCTATCATATATTGGGTAGTTGCAACACTTGTATTAGATGTATATGATTGTGGATGTATTTTAAATAATTGTAATTTTAATGTCATAGTCTTGCTTTCCTCGTATTACTTGATTCTATGGCTCTCATTATAGTTCTCTGGAATTTAAGCATATCTTTATCTGAATATATACTACCATTTACTGTTATATTAATTGTTGTTCCTGAATTACCACCCATCTTATTCATAGGTATTACTGCTTCTGACCCACTTTCACCAAGCATATATTTTTGACCTGATTTACCTATACCTTTAATTGGTTCTCTTATAATTCCTCCTTGTGCCAATCCAAAAAATCCTCCTCCCCATCCAAACGCACCTTCATTTTCTTCTCTTTTCTTACCTGTAACTAAATCTGCTCCTGCTCCTGCTAATCCTACAAGTTGTTCTGCTGTAGACTGTTTACCGAATCCAATAAAATCCATTACTCCTTCTGCTATATCTTCGCCTACAACACCTTTCATTAAACCTACACCACCTGAATGTATTCCTTCGTATTGATCTGGTGCATATTGCTTCATAATAGATCCTGCTGCATCTATTGCAGTTAATACTTGTCCAACTATTGGTATAAATTTGGATGCTGTCTTTCCTGCTAATTTTGCAGCAATTACTCCTGACACTTTACCTATTGCTTCAACTGCTGGTTTTGTTGCAGTCTTTGCAACCTTCCCTCCTACACCACCTGTAATTAATTTATCTGCTGTTCCTATAGATGTTTTCAATGCACCACCAACTATTTGTGTAGTTCCTTTTATTGCTTTTATTGCAATCTCTGCTGGTAGCCCAGCTACTCTGTCTAATATTTTTAATGTTTTTAATGCCCCACTTGTAACTTTTGATGCAGTTGTTGCTGCCTTTGCAGAATCAGCAGCAACTTTAGCACCTGTTTTAAGTGCTTTACCACCATCAGTCCAATCCATTGTTTTTGATTTTACAGGTAATTTTTTCATAACTTTTTTTGTTTTATCTTCTAATGCTGGTACTTTTGTGTTTGCTATTACTTGTTTTGTTGTTAGTTTAGCAAGAACCCCATGAATGTTAGGATCTGGTAATGCTTTTTTAGTAACTTCAACCAATTCATCCATCTTCTTTGAAGCAATAACATTTTGTTTTGCAGGATCTTCTGGTTTTGGTATATCTTCTACTTTTAACTTTGGGAAGAATTTTGCAAACATTGTTTCAAATTCTGCTAAATGTACTTTTAAACTTGATGTAAATGCAGTTCCTATTGCATCACCAAATCCATCAAATGATGTAAGTAACTCTCCTAAAATCTTACCATTTCTAATAAACCAAGGATATACCTTTTGATAGAATGGTATAATAAATTTTCGAAGTAATAATATAAGTATTGGTCTGAATACGAATCCAAAGAAATCTCCTATAGGTCTGAGAATAAGAGTAGTTGCAAACTTTGTGAGTTTAAGCAACTGTTGAAATGCTGGTGAACTATCTATTACCATTTTTGCCAATGATATTCCTCCACCTACAGCACCTACACCCATTGCTCCTGCTGCCATTTTACCATGACCACCAAACATTTTATTCCATTTAGATGTTCCACCAAAAGTATCATCAAGTCTGTCAGATATATTTTCTAATATACTGATAGATTTCATTCCTTGTAATTTATTTCTTTCTTTTGCTTCAATAGGATCTAATATTTTTGATCTCTCTTCACCTTTTAACTCTTTTAGTCTTTGTAAATCCCCCATCTTTGCATTTCCCATTCCTGACATAAAATTCATTGCCCCACCCATCATTCCACTACCAGTACTACGTGTTAATAATTCCATTGAACGTGCATTATTCATTAATTTATAGCGTTTTTCTAAAAACTGATTTCTTTGTTTATCCATTATTGATTGTCTTTTAAGAAACTCTGTATACTTTAATGTCTTTCTATCAACACCAGCAGTTAAACTATCATTGACAGTTTTAGATATATCCTTCATAGCCTGCTGAAGATTCTTGATACCTATCTCAATATTAAAATCATCATCTTGAGGAACTGCTGACATATAAATCTTATTACTTACGTCTATTTAAATTTATTCTATCTTTGCGTGCTTCTTCTTGATATTCATATATGATTCCGTTAAGATACCCTATATGTTGGTCATCTACTTGATGTTTTGTCCAACCGAATTCCCTTGCGAAGAAGTAGTAAATTGAGGAGTTGTTTCTTGCTCCATCTCCCCCACGAAAGTCTCCACCCATTCTTCCAGATATTTTGCTAAAGGGTAGTCTTTCATGACCTCCTTCATGATTACTTTTGCTACACTAGATTTAAGATTTCTAATTTCTGCAATCTCTTTTATCTGAAAAGGTGCTTTTGTTATAACTGCTGTTAAAATCATTTGTCTGTATAATGGAATATTAACCTTTGGTTTACTAACATCTGTCATATCAAGACATTTATTTAATATATTTTCTAATTCACCAAATGTAATATCATCTTCATATTCTACTGATTCTTTAGTATCTTTCCAATCTATTTTAAATGACTTGGTTGCCAATATAAATGTTTATAATTTATAGTATAAAAGACTTATGATTATGGCTCTGTGGCTGCTGTTGATTTTGCAACAACTTGTATAGTTTTAACTTGCCAGTTAATCTCTTCAAATATTGGTTCTACTGGTTCTAGTCCAGATATTGCCAAGTCAGATATTGATAGACCTGTCATATTTATAACAATTTCTTGGTTAGTAGAACTTTGAATGAATGTTAATTTGAATTTTGCTGTTGCTCCAGAAGCATCTACTTCTTCTTGATAAGTTGTAGAACTATCTGCTTTGATTTGTGCAAGTAGTTTTTCTAATAAATCTTTGTTAATGAAGGATGCTCTAAATGAACCTGTAATATCTAAAACTCTTCTGTATGAATCAGTTGCAGAATGTGATCCTAATCTGTATAATAATTCACTGTTTTGTGCAATGGATAGATTTACATCTTGACATTGTGCAACCACTGTATCATTTAATGTTAATTCTGCATGTGCAAAAGTATAAGGAAATTCTTGTGATGGTTCTGAAGGGGCTGTACCTAATGATGATGATGGTGCTGTTTCTTGTCCATAAGTAATATCCGCTGTACCTTCAACCATTCCACCAACTGCGGCTGATAATGAAATATTATTTACTAAGCCACCTTTTAATGTTCTAACAACATCTGCTGAAACTCCATCAATACCAACTTCCATACGAATAGTTCGTGGAGTTTTAAGATTTGCTGTTGCTCCATAAGTATAAATATAGTTAGGTGATGAACCTGATGGTGCTGGTGCACCTAAAATTGCTCCAAATATCCAAGGATTTGAAAGTGTAAATCCCATTGAGGCAGTTCCTTGTTGTTGACCGTAAGCGAATTTATGAATAGTATTCTGATTTAATTGTGATAAATTGGTTCTATTATTAGTTAATGATAGACTGGATAATTTGTCTTGTAGACCAAATTTCTTATTTGCAGTTCCTCCAGCACCATATGAAGTCTCGAAATCATATTTTACATATGCATGAGCACCAGTTCTAACCATGAATTTATATTATAATTATGACTTATAAAGTTTATCTATGGATTCAATTTTCTATATCTGACTATTATGGTATGCCTAAATATATTTCTAAACATATCATTTTCATGATATGATGAAGCAATCACAAGGTCAACATAATTTGTTCTTCTTATATTTGCTTTTACTATTCGAAATACCTCATTAACCACATTCTCATGATATTCTAGATTCTGGAATGTATGTACATCAATTTTAACATTTATATAGTGTAAAAAATCCTCACCGTGAAGACTAAAATATTGAGCATCCTCGTTTGTTGGAGTTAAAAGTATAAAATCTCTCCTATCATCCATAAAACCAGTTGATCTTTCATCCCACATAAAACTTACATCTGGTAAGTTTCCAATAGTCCAATTATCGGCTAACAGTGATTTGGTATCAGATACTGTTGCATATAGATTTGAAGCACCCATGATTTATATAATAGTATGTTACTTATTAAATTTACCGTGGATCTTTCCTTGGTTTACGAGTATTTCCACTGGTTCGTCTTATTCTAGAGTATTTAGTACCTCTATTATTCCAACCTCTTGAAATACGTTCTATCTCTTTATCCCAATTATCATATTTATCCTTTCTTCTTCTAGAACGTATATCTAACTTTGAACGTCTCATCATGGTAGATGCTTTAATCTTAGCCCCAGCAGTTTCCCTATATTTACGAAATGATGCATTTGGTGTTTCTGGGTCTCTTGTATATTTGAATGTTTTTTGTCCTAATTTTCTAGTGTAAATACCATTTGCTATAAGAAATATAGAACTGTCTATGAAACTCTTTCTTCCTTTAACTGTTTTTATGTTTTGAAAATCATTAAATCTATATGATTTAAACAATCCTGTTTTAAGAAACCATGTCCTTATATTTTTAATATTTGGAAATTTGGGTTTCACTTTCCACTGTGCTTCAATTTCAGGTAATTCTTCTAACCATTTCTGATGCTGTTCACTTCTAGGTGAATTATATTCAGTATATTTTTCCTTCATATGTTTACTTTCTAATATATTATTCAAATCAAATTCTAGAAAATCATCATTGAATTTAGTTAGAACTTCTTTTAATACTTTATTTATTATATCAGATGTATTTGTATCTGCCTTGAAGAATTTTGCCATGTTAGGTTCTGCTTTTTTATTTAATAATTGACCTGAAAATATATATTTTTCATTCTCTAGAAACTTTGATAACTGTTCACCAGTAAATGATTTAAAGATTCTATACTCCTGTACTGTTTCGGCACGTTTTTCTGTAATATGTGCTGCTAAAATAGAAGCCTTGTTATGATCACTTTGAAGTTTAGGATGTTGTTTTTCAACAGGTACTTCTCTATTAAATTCTGCTATATATTTAGATATATTTGGGTGTTCCTCACCCATATTTCTAATATGAAAATAATGTATTTTTGACACTTCAGGATATTTACTTGATAACCAACTTTCAAATGTTATTTTTTTTTGAAAATATGCTTTTGTGAATTTATGATCTATCTCTAAACGTATTGAACGTGCTGTCCTAAACTTCTTATACCATGTATCATTTACTTTTTTTAATTCTCTTAATACAGGACGAGAATTATACACTAATTTAAATGGTACATAATCCATTCCTAATTCTCTAAATTTTAAATATATATCACCATTAGTTCTAGCAACTAATTGATGAACCATTGCATCTACAGCACTTCTTTTATTTGTGAATGTATTTTTAGCGGTTTGTTCTATTTCTGATAGATTTGGAACATATTTTGCTTGTTTAGATGGCATATCATTATGGTATAAAGAATACTTCTTGTCTATTATCTATACAATTCTCTATATCAATTCTCCAATCAGATTTAGAAGCACCCATATCTACACCATTTCCACCAGTTGGAAGTATATCCATTCTGAAACTAGAATTCAATAGATCTATTGCTGTAAGTTTAATACATGCATCTGCTACATCTAATGGAACTGTATCATCACCATAACGATATGTAATTCTACATCTATGTTTTCTAATAATTGTAAATATATAACCTCTAAGGAATAGTTTACCATAAACTGGTTCAAAGTCATACCATTGTGAGTTACCTAGAATATCAGTATAAGTACTACCTGCACCTTCCCATACCTCTATCTTGTCACCCAATGCTGGATCTAAATCTCTACAATTTCTATGTTTAAGGAAAAGTGGTGTACCCCATCCATAAGTGTATAATAATGGTAAATCGTGAACTTCTCTTGATGCTGTTTTATTTCTTCCAAACGTATGACCTATACGTCTGTCTAACTCCTCTTCCTTTCGATTTATAATCTTTTCAACTTGAGTCTTATTTGGAGTAGTAGTAGCAGTGATTGGAACACGTAAAAAATCGGAGACATCAGCGACTGTACAATATGTTACTGCCATGAATATATAACTGTTGCTTTCTATTTAAATATTATTAAATACTCTGCATCGCCTGTGATATCAGCATAAATACCTGCTTCAAAACGTCTATTTATATTACCTAAATCTTGAGTTGATTCTGCATATACAGTAAATTCAACTGGTGCACCACTGACAACACCGTTTTTTAATTCTATTTTAGATCCACTAGAACCTGCTTTTGTTACTTTAACTCCTACAATAACTCCGTGACCTCCTTTTACTACACCATCAGAGTTAACATTAGCAACATTATGATTAAGTTCTACCATAATTAATTGTACAATTAGTCATATATAAACATTATTAAAAATAAAAAAAAGGTTTAGAAACCAAATACTCTAATACGTATGGTCAATGAATTGACTGCCGTATCACTAGCATCTAATTCCCCAAGAGCTACAACTGTTGCTGTGGCACTCGTTGGTTCTTGACCATAAGCTTTAATCTTACCTGTGGCTGCTGCCCCTGCTGCTGCTGGGACATATTGCAAAAGTAGACCTGCATTACTATGAAGTATTTCTGCTCCGATAACTGTGCTTATTCTACCACCCAAAGAAAGGTCAACTGTGTTTCCTCCAGTTGTGTAAGTATCTGCTGCACCATAGGTGACATCTACTACACATGACTTTAGTTTAGAAGTCAATTCTGCTTGGACTGACAAAGTCTTTCCTGTTAGACTCTTATGGTCTGAATTCTGTGCGATTGTGATTGCCATTATTCTATATCAATATCAACCATATATAAAGATTGAGGATCATTCATATTATATAAATTCTTGCCCTATATTATATCTCTTCTTATCGTGTAAAAAGTTAGTTAAGTTAACTAAGATAAGTTAACTAAGTTTTTACAGAAACTAAAAGTTGGTAACATTGGACAAACATTTAAATAAAATAAAGGTGTGGACTGTTAGATTCTTTGTAACAGTCTACTTTTTGATGTTATCATTAATATTGATACAATTGACACTGCAAGTATCATCATTGCTATCACACCAAATTCTGGGACTATGTTTCCATCCAATAACTCTATATCAATGGTTTCAGATATCCCTTCTTGTATTACTTTGACAGTGTAAATACCATCTTCACTCCATAATGCACCACCTGCTGTCAGCATGGTTGTTATTTGACCTGTATGTGTCGGAGTTATCTGATCAACTGTAATGATGTTTCCAGACGGACTTTGAACAATGAAAGTAACTTCTTCCAATGAAACAGACTCCCCTGTTATCACCACAGTATTTGAATCGTCCAAAACATATGCTTCTAAAGAATAGTCAGCGTATGCCAATGGTATGAATGTCACTGCGAGTAACATGAGTAATAAATACTTCATGAGTTTGTTTATAGAGATGGGTATATAAATGTAATAAAAAAAATAAAAAATTTATTTTGGTTCGACTAGAGTTTAATGTCTCTGATCTTACCTTGTGATTTGAAGTGACGACAAACGGTTTCACCCATTGTTCTGTAAACACCTTTCTCAACGAAAGCGTTGTTCACGAATGGATAAGCTGGTGTTCTACGTGTTGCTTCATAGTACTCAGTTGGGATTGCGACTTGAATTCCAATTCTTGGATATCCGTAACCTTCTGCATCAGAAGTATCTAATGCAAATAGTCTTCCGACTTCATTTCCGCCACCAGATGGGGCATCTTTTGAAGGGATGAATGGGATACCATAGATAGAATCTACGTGAATTCCGACTCCAGTTCCTTTGAAAGTTTGGATACCGTTTACATCAACTTGTACTAATGCTTCACCGTAAGGGTTTGGAATACGGACTGAAGGCATGTATAAGCCTTGTATTTCGGAATAAACTTCGTGAGAACCTAGGAATACGTTTGGATCTTTACCTGCTGCAATACGGATCTTTCTAAGGAAAGTTCGTAGTGTATCATCGGTAAGAACACCATCTGTTCCTATTGTACCTGATGCTGATTCAACAGTACAGTCAAAAGTGCTTGAACCGTCACGGTCAATGGTAGCGTTAGCTGCCCAAGGATCGTACATTCCATCGTAAGTACCACCTAATGCTGTTTCTTCTGCATTGGAAGAAATAATTCTATCCAATGATTCGAAATTGGTTGTACCTGCGTTATTTGCACTTGCTCCTGCTGCTTCTGATTCAACATCTGCGAGCAACATTCTATTCATGAATTCTTTATGCTGAACAGCCATGTATAATCTGAGTGAGCCTAAGCCTCCCCAGATATCGTCTTTACTGTGAGTTGCGAGCCACTCCATAACTTCAGATGCACTGAATGGCAACTGAGCAGTTTTTGGTCTGACGTCAATCTCTTGTAAAGTTGGCTTTACGGTTTCAGCAATATTTCCACCTTCAGAAGTACCACCTAGAGTTGTATTACCTTGGTTCGTATTCAAAGTTGGTTTGGCAGTGATTGCCCTCCAACCAGATTTGTCCCAAGGAACTTTTGGTAAGATACCAAAAGCATTTGCTTCTAAGTTGAGTTGAGCCCATGCATATGCACCAAATATAGCGTTGAAAACGCCAGATGTTGATGTAGTAACAGGGGAATCAGCTTTTCTGATTAGGTTTCTATTCTGTCCATAATAGAGTGCCTCTAGTTCGTCAATAGTTCTGATTTGAACCATTAGAACCATGCCTCCTCTTGTGTAGGAGTGTAGTAATCACCTTTCAAAATTCGTTGTGCTACGACAGATAAACTGTCGAAACCTTGTTCTCGTGCATCTTTTAGAACCATATTCAATTCAGATTGCTCTGATTTGTTTATAGTTTCAACAGATGCTGCTGGTCTTGGAGTCTCAGTGGTGAAATCAAAGTTAGTTTTCTCAGATTTTTCTTGCATAACAAGGTCTTCTGGATCTTTCTCTGCACCTTCGCCATCAGCATCTAATTCTGCTTGAACAGAATTGGATTGATAGGTATCTGGGACTTTTACGTCTTCACCAATTCCTTCATCATCTGAAGTATTTGGGAAGTCCAGTTGAGTCTCTGGTTTCTCTTCGAGGGCTTTTGTAAGTCTCTCATCGAGTGCAACTAGGGATTCTGATTGTGCTTTAACGTGTTCTGTCAAAGTTGAAAGAGTTTCAATCAATGTTTCATCAAAAGATTTTTTAGCATCTTTCTCTTCATCTTTTTCTTCTACTTTCTTGTCGTCGCTTGATTTTGCGATTTCTTCGATAGTCATGTTGTTATAGAAACTATTATATAAGTGCTTATAAAGATTGTGTAAACGTTTATATTATGTTGGTTATTCGTGAAGATGTTCAGTACATCCACGAGCATCACCAAGTGAATTATTAATCTTTTTTAATGTTTGTGTTTGTGCGTGTTTTCTAAGTTTAATATTAAGTAATTTATTTGAATCTCCTTTAATATCACTGGTTGCATATTGATCAAGTGTCATAGGATCATAATGATTATGGAATTTTTGATTTGAGGATTGACCTTGTGATGTTTGATCATTATCAAAATCTTCCGTATCTACATCTCCTAATTCAGGTAATTTTCCTTTTATCTTCTTTAATTGTTGTATTTGTGCGTGTTTCTCAAGAGAGTATTTGATTGCCTTAATTTTTTTTGCTCCTAACACTTTATGAGCAAGATCAGTTGTAAGTTTTGGTGCTCCATACTTGATATTCTCTCTAACATCATCAGCACCTTCATTATAAGCTCCTTCATATGACGGAGAATTCATATCACCCACTCTTTCTGATTTAACTAGTTTAATATTTGCTGCTCCTTTATCTTCGGCTCTTTCAGGTTCTTCTTGAACAATATTAATATCATTGGTTTCTCCACTTCCTTGAAAATGTGGATCTAATCCTCCTCTTACGCCTCCAACTTGGTTTGCAGTTGTATCACCTTTCAATTTACGTCCTGATGATGCTTCTCTGCCTACATTTTGATTATACATAGAATGTATATCTCCACCTGCATCAGAATGGTCTCTACGTTTAACCTCATCATTATCTTTCTCTTCATCCTCTTTTTCTCGTTTATCTTTATCATCTTCTGTTTTACCTTGACCACCTAATTGATCATTACCTGCTTCAGTTTGATATGCAGATGTATTTTTTAAATGTGGTTTCTTTGCTGACTCTTTAGCGTTCTCCATTATTTTATCAGTATTAGTTTCTTTATCATTAGGATCTTTATACTCAACTTTACCATCAGAATGACCAAATGTTCTCTCTTTATGAACAAATGAACCTACAATCTTTTCTGCTGATTCTCTTGACTTACCCTCTCTTACAAGTGCCTCTACCTTTTGCTCAAATGTTTGTGATTCGTTTAGATCTGCTTTTTCTACATAACATCCCATATTTGTACACTGAATAACCATTTTATCATCATCTCTTCTACTTGATGAATAATTTGCTTTTGCTATAGGATTATAATCTGTAATGATTGCCATTGGTACTGCTGGATCTTTACATACTGCAACCTCATAATGTTCTAAATTGGATAATGCATATGCCATTGATCCATCTTTCATTTTCATTGGGGTTCTGTTAGAACGAGTTGCTCCACCAAATGATAATCCCTTATACTCTTTACTTTTGATTTTATCCCAGATAACATTATCTAGTTCATAATTCTTGTAAATCTTACCTGTAATTTTAATTGCTGGTAAATCTTCACCATGTTCATTTTTAACTACTGTTTTAGAATAATTGATACCTTTTCCTATGATTCTATTACTATGAGTGTCAGATATTGGTGCACCTCTATCCATCCAGATTGGTAACACTTTGTAAAGTTCATCTACAATCGTGACTTCTCCCTGCTTATCCTTCATCTGCACAGTGAGTAGTCCCTCAAAATATCTTTCGTCAGAGTTGATTGACTCCATACTCTTTAGAGATGTGGTAAGTTGGTTAAATCGAAGTATGTTTGCCATATATAAAAGATTACATTAATACTAATAAAGATTATTGTAGAGATAAAAAAATAGAATAAAAAGGATTTTTAGTAACTAACTGTTACTGAGTTTTTTTTGCTCTGGATACAGCGAAATCTACTGTGAAACCTGCCATAAGACCAATCAGGACTAATCCTAAAACGTCTATTCCAGATGTTGATATTGTTTGTGCTACAGCGAGTCCTGCGAATCCAGATACAATTACTGCACCAAAGAATTTCTTAATATCATATACTGGTTCAGGAGAACCTAGAAATCCTCTAATGGTATTCAGTACTGAACCTGCGACTGTTGCGAGAACTACTGCAAGTAATGGGTCTACCATAGACAAATTCTTACAGTGTAGTATTTAAGTTTACTTATCTAGTAATTCTTTGACTAAATCATCTAAATCAGAGTCACTATCTGGGTGAGCACGATTGGTCTGTCTATCAACTGCTTTAGCTAAAATAATAAGTGTTTTTTCTAATCTTGATACAGTTTCACATAAATCTTTCTGTGTTTTACTCATTTTTTTGAAGAAAGCTACAACTCCCCCACCTGTTGCTATCATCATTGTTAATAACAGTGGTTCAACAAATGAATTAAACAATTGTTCCATAAAACATATTATTTAAACATAGTTATAAAGATTACACAGGTATAAGGTATTTCATTTTTATTAAATGAGGTATTAAATCTGAATTTTCCTCTATGAAACTAATAAAATCATCACCTTTTATATCTGTCTTACAATGAAATTTACCACATTTGTAACATAAATCTAAAGACATTTTGAATCCAACATAACTATAAACCCTTCCACCACATTCACATGATTCATCTTCATCTAAATCAACCATACACTTTATTTATTAACCTTCTATATGTATTTAGTGTATATGGCATCTGCAATATATATATTCGATAATATGATGAGATTTGATCATTTCTATAAAGGGCATACAGAAGATAAAATGAGAAGAATAAAGATAATTGATATGTATATACAGGATAAGAATAAATTATATATTGTAACTAACACCAATGATCAAAAGGAGAGACCATTATTACAAAAATCCCTAGTACATTTTAGGAATGGTACGTTAGGTGAACATGAGAATGAAGGTACTGAATTAATAAAATATGAAAAAATCAAATTTAATAGGAAAAAGATGCAGTTAGAGTTTAATTCTAGATTCCTTAGAAAACCATCATTGAAATGGAAGGTTGATAGGTATTTTGATGCAGTGTATAGAAATGAGAATAAAATAATTGATTATGATCATAGATATTATGACTTTGAATTAGATAGGATTATTCTTATATTAAAGAATGATTAACGTCTCCAAGACTTTGTACCACTAGACATTATTTGTTTCCAATCCTTTCCATGTTTTCTTCTCATTGATTTCCAGAATGGATCTGCACCATGCATACCACCTACTTTATTATACTCTTTCATATGATTAGCTGTTTTTCTATGACATTTCTGACATAACCTACAATTAATCTGTTCCATGTTGAATTTATATACACCACAAAAGTGACACATTCCGTAATAGATTGGTTTTATTGATACTAATAACGGTTCTCTACCCTTCTTTCCAGCACAGTCTCCACATATGTCAGATACAAGTGCCCCTACTACATTAGAACCAAAACAACCGAAACATAGACCTTCCTTATAATTGTTTACTTTAGTATATTCATTCTTTTGATGTATGTCAACTATCTTGTTACCAATGTCTGTACCACCAGAATCTAAGTTTAACTTAGTAGCCATGATCTTTCTTTATTCCAATCAATTTTTTTAGACAATCTTGTAGACATACAAACACATCATCATTTTGTACCTCGTCAGTTATTTTTTTCATATCTGTCAAGGTGTCATCAAATATTGTATATTTGGGAGTTTTAACCTTTCTTGTTTTCTTTTTGACTTTATCTGTAAGTTCTTTATGAATCTCACATGTTTCATCGCATCTATGATGTCTCTTCGTCATCTTCCCACTTTCTCACCATGTCAAATTCATTCTGTACAATGTTACGTGCTTCTCTTACTGTAATTCCTGTAAACTTTCTAAGTTCATCAACTGTTTTAGTTTTCTTCCAGTTGTAATCCATTGCTGATTGTAATGTTTTTTTCACAACATCAAAGTTATCTGGGGTAATGCCTGTTGGGAAGTTCTTCTGAGAGAGAGAAGTTCCTGCACCAGAACTAGGTGAACCTTGGGTTACACCACCTACATCAGATGGTCTATTCTGTTGTGGTTGACCTGCAAAGTTTTGTCTGTTCTCTTCAGGGGCTGCTGTTCCTCTACCTCTACCCATCTGTAGTTCATCTATTGGTTCAGGTATTTGGGAAACATTGTATTCACCAGTATGGGTTCTTGTAACTTTGAATCCCATCTGTTGAAGTAAAGCCATGTTTTGTATTTCTACTCCATCTCTTTGTAGTTCAGATAGTTTATCATTCTCTTCTCCTGCTTCTAATCTGAGATCCCAGTCATCTACACCCATCAACTCTACAAATTTCTTAAAGAATGATTTGTATAGAATGTCTTGACCCCATTTGACAGCACGATTTGTAATTGTAACTTGTAATCCCTCTTGTGACCATCCACCTACCATCTCACCATAGTACAAAGGTAACACACCATACACTGCACCAATAATTTGTCTTAACTCTTTTCTTACTTCAATGAACTGTAACTCTTGTAATGTACCAGTAAAGTCTAACCATTGTGCCATATTCTGTCCACCCTTGTCTGACTCTACCATAAGTGGGTGAATCATGTATGGGTCTTCTGTTGCTTTTTGTTCAAGTGCATCCCATGACTTTCTAAAGGTTTCATAGTTTCTTGATGCTACAACTAAGAGTCCTCTTGGTGGTCTCATCTTATCAAAGTATTTTCTGACATATTCATCCATATGAGATAGAGCCATAGCCTTACTCCATACGGCATAGATAGGAGAGAATCCATAGATTAAAGATGGTTTGTATTTACCTGCTTTCCATATAACTTCACCCTCTGCATAAATTACTCTCTTAGGATGTGGTACACCTATAGAGTAAACAGAGTTAACTTCTAATATTGCCTTTAGGGCTTTAGCGTTACATTGATCACATCTATCATTATATAATCTAGCATCTCTATGTTCGAATCTAGGACATACAAATATCTTTTGTCTCTTATCATCATAACCGATTCTACCATCAGAGTCGGCAATCATTGCGACTTGTGGTGGATCAATTCTTAATAGTTCTTTTATCTCTGTTTTAGATTCATCAATTTCTCCAGTAATATCATCAATAAAGTAATTCTTTAATAAAAGCAAGTAAGCATTATCTGCTATTTCTAAATCTCTTTCTAATTGTCTAGATACGTCTTCCAGATTTTGGGCGTTTCCATTAACAGGTTTATTTATCAAATCTTCAATAATCTTACGGTGCTCTGGTACAGGGGTTCGTAAATCATAACTTTGACATGAGTCACATTGTATTTGTTGTACCTTCTTTGGTTCTTCACCTTCAACTGCTACATTAGGAGCATATTGAAATTCTTTACTACATTGATTACATTTGTACTTGAAACGTTCGGTGATCTGCCAACCATTCTTGAACATTTCTCTGTTTAGAGTCTCAATAGGAATACGTAAAGCATCAATGTTATCTGCCAACTCATAAATCATTATGAGAGGGAATGGGAATATAGGAAGTTTAGCACCTGTATCAGTTGCCATATAAGGTTGTGCTACAGAAGGTCTAGTAGTTGATTCTGTATAACCTTTGTTTACGGGGCTAAGGGTGTTTCTAATACTACTGATTCTAGCACGTAAACCCATAGTATAATGAATATATAATAGTTTATAAACTTATTGTATAAATAACATATTTTGACATGGTGTCAGATTTTGTCAGGATCACCATGATCAGGACATCTAATATCTCGTCCTGTATCTTGGATACAAGAACAGGGTTTGGCTACTTCCTTTTTAATCATTGTTGGGGTATTCTCCCTTATAGCCTCAATCTTGTCCTTGCTCATGTATTATACAATATATAATACTAATATAAAGTTTGTTGTTATGTTAAAGTATTTAAAGGACATAGTATTTAACAGTGATATGGTGGACTTTGAATTACACGATTATAAAACAGTGATACGCTGGTTCGAATTATGCTTTGGGAAAAACCCAGAGGCATTGGGTATGGACGACAAGAAGACGTTCTGGAAGTTATCGTTCTTGTGCGAGGACAAAATAAATTATGATAAAGAACATCACGTACATGATAATTAATATAACATATATTTTTGCGTAGCAAAAACGGGGTTTTGAAGACATATATAAGATATAGACTCGGATTTCCGAGCTTTTTGATAGCATGCCATACTCCAACACTATGGTATATATTCTATAGACCCCTAAAAACCGAGCTTTTAGTTAAGTTTATATTACGTGGACATTACTGATAATCAGTCTTCAGGGATTACCCGAAACAGTCCGAAACGAACGGTAGCCCTCTTAGACCAAATCTACCCCTATATTAACCGTTGCAACGTGGATAAAGCCGTCACCTGCAACAAAAAGAAAGTAAAAATATTTGATCGTATTATACAACTTTTGGGGTAGAATTTTAATATCAAAAAACTTATATAATATATTCACGTAATATATACAGGTCAATTAGAACATATTTGGCACTAAAGCACCTCGTTGTCGCAGGTCGTGACTTGATGAACACGTAAGATTCATCATCCAACCTGTTTGGATCTTAATGTCCTAGTGTTATTATAGGCGAAATCGTCTACCATGGATCTAAACATTTAATTTTAATTATATGTATAATATCGTGTGTATGTAGTATGTCATACATATGTATGTCATACATATGTCATACAATAATTTTTAATTAGAAATCTTCTAGAAAGATTTTTATTACTCTTTCACATGTATAAAGTATGTCAAAGATTCTATTATTCTTTTTATCGTTGTTTTGTCTTGGGACAATCATACTCATACCAGTGGGGATAGTGGGGCTTTATTACTTTGCTAAACCATCTTCGATTGAAAATACATCTAAATATAAAATTGTTAATATAGATGAGATATCTCCAGATTCATTAGAAGAGTGGCGTTAGAAACATTTATATAATGTTATATATCATTCCATACTATGAAAGGATGTAAAGGTGTGTGTAGTAGAGTTGAGAGTAAACGACCATTTGGTGATCCATATAAAACACATTCACATTGTAACAGATGTGATTCATGGATTAATAAAAATTTATTAATTGATAATAAATGTCCATGTTGTATGTTTCCTCCAAAGATGAAAGGACGAAAGCAGAGAGTTATAGAAGCATATCAGTTTTTATCTGCGTAACTTTTATATAATGTGTCATATATATAGAAGTGTGACATTTGGAAGTAAACAGATTAAACGAATGACATGTATCGCCTGCAATGAAATAATAGGCGATCATTCATTCAATAAACTAGGAAAGTGTCTAGTAAGGGTACAGGCAAGTATCATGTTAGATGGGATGGATAAACAAAATAAAAAAAATAAGGAATTGGTGTCTACTACCAAAGATGTAATTGATGCTTCGGACAAGGACGATATTTCAATACCAAAGAATGATATAGATGACGGTGTGGAGATGAATAATATCGAGACATCTGATGGATCTTTCGGCTTGACAATTAACAATGAAATTAAATAATAAACATAATACTCACAAGAATCACAGCAAGTGTATAACAGAGAACGATAGTTACTGTTGGTGTCTAATAGCAGGGTTATCGAAAGATTTATATATGGAAGATTTGAAGGAATAGTCATGTACAGTGATGACAAACAACGTAAAGAACATTTAGTAGACTTTAAGAGTGTATTACATATGATTGAACATCAAACAGTCTCCAAAGAAAGAGACTATAGAATCAAAGTTCTAAAGGAATGTATTAATAGATGTTCGGAATAAGAAAACTATTGGGTTTAGTTAAAGAAGATAATACTAGAGGATTATGTCATAACTGCTTTAAAAGTAACGTGAAGTTATCCAACGGGTATAATATACTATGTGAAGACTGTTATCCAAAGGGTGACTAGAATGAACTGGGACGACAGAGAAGATACATTAGATGAATTTTCGGGTATAAACAAGATTAGACATTCAATGGAGTGTCCAAATTGTCGTAGTAATACATGGTCATTCTGTTGTTTTATCCCCGACTTTAAGACGGGTAGAATAACAGAAGGATGTAACGAGTGTGATAAGAGAGCAAAGAAAATCTGGGATAGAGAAAATGTTAAAGTCTCCACAGCCATCACTGTTATAGTCCTAGGTGGTATAGGAGTCATGGGGTTTATCTTAGGTCATTTCTTGAGATAGATATATATAAGGGATATATGATTACATAACATGGGTGTCAATGACACGTTTCATAAGGATCTTGCCGTAGGCAAAAATTTTGAGGGCATGGTGCTGGACGAGTTGAACAAGAACTTCCCCCACGCCTATATAAAGGAAGGATATTTCAAAGACTATGACATATACATCCCAGAGTTAAGAAAGAGTGTAGAGGCTAAAAGAGATAGGAAATCACAAGACACGGGAAACTTGGTAATAGAAACCTCATTCGGAGGCAAGCCCAGTGCACTAAGTACCACAAAGGCTGACTACTGGGTATTTGATTGTGGAGACGAATATATCCTAACCACCCCGACACTTATAAACAATGCAATTCTTGATAGTAAAAGTAGACAGGTCTCGTTCATAGGCAAGGGAGATACTAAATCAAAGGAAGCCTATCTCCTAAAGAAAGAGTATATAAGGAAACATTCTCTCAGTCTAGGCACAAACCTATATGAGGTACTTGGACACATTCATTACAAGGGAGTGTTAAACGGTTATGGTTTAAAGTCCCCAGCCTATGACTTTAATGACAATAATTTTCACTTAGATATTTAAGATGATTTAACTCATGAAATAATAATGTATGACCGCAACTATCTTTCCATGAATCATAATGGTCTAATCCTATATAGATTCTTTTTGGAAACCATTTCGCACACGCATAACTGTTATATTCGGTACAATATTTCCATGAATCTTTATCAAAAATATATATTTGCCATGTTTCATCACAGTCATAATATGGTGCGTTGATTATTAATGAGCATATAACCAATGTTTCTATTAACATAATTATTTATAATGAAACAGATAATATAAATGTATCTTTATATAATATATTGATTATCAATTATTTCCAGTCCTGTCCGATTCATAACATATATATATCCTCTAATTCTCAAAAATGGGATTTTTTATATGTCGACCACCCACGGGTTATTCGTTCCTAAACACTGTGGAAATGTTATATGTACCGATACGCATTAAGGGTTGTCTGAGATGATCTCTCAGGCGTGGTCGCTTTCTTAGACCACAAGTTCAAGTTGTTAGTCTTAGGACTCAACCTATGAACCATTTGGTGATAGGGCTATTAATAGGCACTAGGCACGGAATGAGTATGAGAACTCGTTCAGCATACGCCAATGTGTCGAGGGTAGTCGTGTCTAATAGAACCTTAGAGATATCTCAATCTTAAAGGGTTACTATGAGCCTAAACATCACTTTATGATGGTCGAACGTGTCCAACAGAGCACGCACTCGAAAGGGGAAAGTTATAACTGTAAGACAAATCAGGTGATAAACCAATACGTACGTATAGTATGATTGGCGAAACATCTGAGGTAAACGTAGTCGTAAGACTACCTATGAATTTGGTGAATTATCACCATTTCTTATAGACAGTACGTACGTACTAGTAGGCATAAACTCATACCGAGAGTGGCTCTAGGCGTAGTCGGCTGGTAAGAAATTACTTGAAAAGTTAGTGGTGGTGAAACATCCTTAATAACTGAAACCACTTGAAAGACATTATACGTACGTATGTACGTAACCAAACAGATGACCTGATGAATAGGTTAGCCGTACTAGGCAATTACAAAGACCAAATCTCAGGCACAAACGGTAGTATAAAGAACACCCCTTACGGGGACACTTGTAACTAGAAAACCTACGGTAGTACGATTACGTACGTACGTATGGTTTTAAGGGAATATTATCATGACTAGTGTCAAATCAAAACGTCTCTATATATGACAGTATATGCTCTTGTTTAGAGTTATGTTACTGTGTATGTAGTGTGTTTATTGATACTAGTCCTATTATGATCATGGAATATGATGAAGAAGTCTATACCTTTGGGTTTCTCAGAGGTCTAGACAATATAAAATGTCCTTTACACGAACGTGATGAGGACAACTACTGCCTTAAATGTGGCAAACCAATGGACTACTAGTCCTACTTTTTGATACTAGGTAGTATTAATTTACCCTAGCAAGAAGAAACTATGATGGAAAAGACTGAAATCCGAAGCTTCAAAACATCTGAGGTAATCGAGATGATTATGAATGGTGTAAGAGAAGGTAGTATTGAGTCTAGTCAGGCTCTCAAGGCTGTAAAGCATTTGATGAGTATTGACTCCAAACAGGCTGAGAATTTTAATGCCTCAGCTGAGAATCCATTAATGCAGGAATTCCTAGACGGTGCTAACGCATACGCAAGGGAGATGAACTGTAAGTTGATTGAATTACGTGCCTTTAGCGTACGAACCAATGACGATACGAGTGCAAGTCGTGAAGTTATTAGTGGAGTTGCTAAACTGTATAGAAAATTGACACCCGAAATGCGATTTTTAGCCTTTGATAGGGCAGGTAGTGCCTTATTGGTGAACAAGGAGACACCCTAATGGTTGTTGAATTGGGCATCAAATTAGTCCCTACTGACGAGGGAATAATGATGTTAGCAGAAGCTAACAAAGAATATGTAGACATGATAGCATGCCTACGTACTGAATATGAGGGTGAGTACAGTTATGTAGTACCAATTCAGGAAGATGAACATCTCTACCTGATTAATACTACATCTACTGACCAGAGTGTATTCAGCAACTCACGACTGTTATCACGTAATGTGATGAACAAGGTTTACAGGCAACCATACTCTGAAAAAGAGTTGGAAAAATGGTGTCTAAGGGCTGAGAGCAGGTTGAATGAGATGATAAGTACTTACAAGATAGTACTTGATAGAATGAACACCGATAGAGGTGAGTCTCTTTGAAGCTCACTAAATGTCTATCCGTAGGCGTAGAGCCTGAAGGTTCTATCCTTATTAGTGCAATACATGATGGTGAGTTTCATCATGATGGTTCAGTAGAGGTAGACGGTTCAGGTGGTGGTTGCAATGGCGACTGTCGAGACGACTGTGAATGTGGTGATGAATGTGAATGTGATTCATGTGTAAGATGTGAAGAATGTGATAGGCATGTAAATGACTGTGACTGTGATTCATGTTACTCATGTATGATATGTGAGGCACATTTTGAAGACTGTGAATGTGATAAAGCACACCAACAAAACATAGGAGAGGATGGCAAGTGCCTCAAATGTCTTGAGGTTATAAAGAAGGAAGAAGGCAGTGCTTGTGACGAGTGTTACAGTGCATTTAGTGAAGAAAATTGGAGTCATTCATGCTGGAGACAGAGCCTTTCATACG